GCACCGCGCCGGATACATACTGAAAGGAGCCATCATGGCAGACCAGGAGACCATTCCGATCGGTCTGGAGACGCAGAACAAGGTGGCCGAGGCCATCTACCTGCGCTGGTATAGCAACGGCCGCCGCCATCCACGCCCATGGAACGAGATGCCCATGGAGGACAAGGAGCCATGGAGACGCGTGGCCAAGGACGCCATCAGAACGTTCTTCGCCTCTCCCGAGTTCCAGACGCTGCTCGACGACGTGTACAACGAAGGCTACGACGCGGCCGAAAAGGACGCCCAAGGCGAAAACGAAGGCGAGGATCCGCGGTGAGCGTCAACGTCCCGCTGCATAAATGGCGGTCGGCCGACCCGACAATCCTGATCGGCCGCCGCTGCATCGCCCAAACCGACCAGGACGTCATCATCGACGGCCGGCTCGAACTCATCCGCCGGCCGGACGGCACCGCCAGCCTCCACTTCCAGGGCATCGGAAACGACATCATCTCCCACGATCCGAACACATGTTCCAACAACATGAGCGACGGCATACGAAGCCTCGCCATCTACGGAAAGGAATGAAATGCACACCGTCAGAATCGCCACCAACCCACGCAAATGGCGCAGACCTGCGCCCTGCCCGGCATGCCGCAAGTCCCAGCCGCTCATCCTGACCCTCGGCGCCATCTACAAACTCCGCACACGCAAACCGGTCAACACTATCTACGGCTGCATCTGCCCCAACTGCCGGCACAAATGCATCCTCCACGTCGACGGCAAAAACCTCAAAAAAGCCATCCGCCTCTGGAACCACCACGCCAGCCACCATCAAAGGAACGAACAATGAGAAACACCATATGCGCCACACTTACCGCCATCACCCTCACCCTCTGCACCGCGCTCGCAGGATGCGGAAGCGCGTCGGAGCCTTCCACGCCAGCGCATGCGGTCAGGTCCGTCGACTCGCAGTGCTCCGCCGGGGCCGACGTATTTACGGAATGCGTCGTCACCCTGACCGACACGAGGCAAGTGGACTGCATCGTCTACTCGACGAACGGCAAGCAGGCCGGCCTGTCCTGCGACTGGAGCCATGTGAGCGGCGCGGACAAGGAACCACAGTGAAAATCTGGTCGCAATGCGGCGCCGTATGCATCGCTCCGGAAGACGACGAGGAACGGCAGGCGTGCGAAATCGCCGTCAACGCCCTGCTCAGATGGTCGGCGGAACACGACAAGGAAAAGGAACAGCAATGAGAAACAGCGACGCAGACATCGTCATCAATACACTCAACAAACTCATCGTCCAGGAATACGAGGCGGCGAGCGCGGGGATGCGTTATGGCAATCGATCTCTTGAGGAAAGCGCGTCGATTCGATACCACGCCTATCTCAATGCCAGGGACAAGATTCGGGAGGCGCTCGCCGATGCCATGGATGAGCGGGACGCGCTGAACCCGTTTCTGCCTTAGCGTGATGAGTTGGTCACGCAGGATATGCACACGTGCGATTTGTGTGGCAGGCGGGTGTCCAGTCCGGTCTATGCCGTGCATCTTGCCTATATGGATCAGGCGAAGACCGCTTCGGAGGTGTGTGCCGGCTGCATGTGGCGGATGAAGTTCCAGCCGGTGAGGGCCATTTCGTTGGACATGTACCGGCTGTTCGAAAGGTGGCTGGACGAGCAGAAGGAGACGGAGCAGTGAGTTGGAAATTTAAGGTAGTGCCGTTCACATACACGACCGACAGGGACGCATGGACGCTCACGCTGAACAACGCCGGAACGCTCGAAAGCCTGCTTTCCGAGGGGTGGAGTGTGGTGCGGACCGACGTGCTGCCTGGACTCAATGGGAAAGGCGAGTACAAGGTACCGCCGAACACATGCTTCGAACCGTCACTGCCGCCGCCGCTCGTCTACATCCTCGGTAAGGAGGCGGAATGATGCACGGCATCAGTCGTAACAAACGGCGCTCGCCGCATGCATGCCGTAGCGCGGTCGGGATATTCATCTGCGCGAGCAACGGCATAGGTCCGGCGCAATACGAGGACAGCCTGCGCAGGATAGAGCATTGCGTCATCTGCGGCAGGTGGTGGGAGCTATACGCCGCGTCCTCACATCTGACCATCTGGACCGAACTGCCCGAATGGGTGGTGTGGCTGCTGCGACACAAGACCTGGAAGACCATGCACAATCAAAAGAGGAAGGAAACGAAATGAGTGAGGAAACACTAGACCCGCCACTGCCGCCGATCGACGCGCGCACCGAAGCCGTAGCCGAACGTCTGTTCGGGCTCAAATGGGCGCTCCGCAAGGACTCCACCGAAATCATCCATGAGGAATGGCGGACCGCATCCGAATGGATCCGCGACGGATACCTGCGCAAAGCCATCGAAGTGCTCGCCGCCGCCGACCAAGCGGAACCCGCGAGCGCCAAGGCCTCCGGCTACCAGGACCGCATGCGTGTCGAGTACCGGGAGTTGACCGTCCGCGCCGGCAGGCTCAGGGACATGCTGCAAAGGTATGCGGATGGCACGCTCGACTTCGAGCCCACCTGCCCGATCACTCTGTTAAGCAGGCAGCTTGATGTCATGGACGCATACGCCAATCTGCTCCGCCATAGAGCCAAGATCGAACACGTCAACCTCGAAAAACAGGACTCCGCCACCGAATAAACAAAGAACCCGACCTTCCGGCCGGGCTCTGGCATTACCACAAACCAGACTACCACGCCGGAGGGGAATCGAACAAATGTACGAACCAACCAACGAATCCCAACCAACCACCACCAACACCACAACAAACACCAGCCAAACAACACCAGCGCTCGCCGGTGTGTGCCTCGTCTGCGGCGGAGGATGCGCTGTCGGCGACACCATGTGCGCGAAATGCGATGGGCTGATGCGTGGCTGGCTGCGGGAATATCCATCATGGTTGGATTCGCTGCATGAGTTCCTGGACTCGACCGCGCACTACGGAGGCCGCCAGCCTGGACGCGTCAACCTTCCAGCCGCGCCGACGCCAATCCGATTGCCGGTGCTCGACCACATGCAGGACATCGAGGATGCCGCGATCGCACTCTGGCGCCGGTTGTATGCTCCGCCTGCCATGCCTTGGGCTACCTGTGGCGTGCATCCGCCGCTGGTGGACATGCTGCGTGTCTGCGCCGGCAGTCCTCGACTGCGCCGCATGCCTGATATCGCCGACTTCTACCATGAGTGGGAGTCGATGGTTCGAAAGACGCTGGACATCATCGACGTGCCGCCTGCGAAACATGGCATCGGAAGATGCCCGAACCCGCTGTGCGGAGTCGAATTGACAGCGGCGGTCGGCGCGGTAAGCGTTGCATGTCCCGTGTGTGGCAACACTTACCTTGTGGCGGATGTGCGGTTGGGGTTCCTGATGGAATGCGTTCGGTCGGGACGCGCGTTCACGGCGGGGGAGTGCGCGGAGCTGCTGCGCGAATGCGGATTCCAGTGCAATGCGAACACGATTCGCTCATGGCGCAAGCGCGGCAGGCTCCAGCCGGTTGGTGAAAACGTGAAGGGGCAGCCGTTGTACAGGCTTTCCGATGTGCATGGACAGGTCGTGCGACGCGACTCGATTTGACAAAATCGAAAGTGCAACGCACAATTGTCAATGGATTAGAGGGTTCAAACCGAAGACATGCGGTTTGAACCCTTTTCATATCCACCTTGGATTCTCCTAACTCCTTGGGTTGCGTAACACCGTCCTGTCCGAACGGCATATCGGACACGCTCCGCCCACTCCCGTCAGAGTGGACATACCCCAATGTGGCAGGCAAGCCAATCCCGTGCTTCCGTGATGCGGTGATGCTCAAATCCGCCTGCCGGTATGCCTTCGTAGGAATCAGTGGTAGATCGTACCGGCCGCGAGTCTTTATTGGATTCTCTTCCTTGTGGTCGCGTGTGGACGCGGGTTCGAATCCCGCCGAAGGCACCCATGAAACAAACCCGGGGTAGGGGTATTCGCAGATGATGGGGAGCCCCTACAAGACACGGGAGTGTCCATATACGGGAGCCCCTATACCGGCATTCCAGCAAGCCAACGGCGAAGATAATCATTGATGCATCCATGACACCCCGGGGCTCATACATGCGGGGAGGCCACATGAGCAAGCGGCGCAACGAGCGTGTCAGCAACGGCTGGCGGCGCAGACAGCTCAGGGCAAGAGTCCTGGCCGCATACGACGTGTGCGCCATCTGTGGCAAGCCAGTCGACAAGACATTGAAGACACCACATCCGATGAGCGCCGAAGTCGACGAGCTCGTACCGGTCTCACGTGGCGGTGATCCATACAGCTTCACTAACTGCAGGCTCACGCACCGCAGATGCAACAGGATGAAGAGCGACAAGACAGACGAACACGCACGAGCGCTGCTGGCTGGCAGACAGGAAGTGAAAGCAAGCTCGATGCCGTTCAAAACGTTCGGCATCTGACTCCGATACCAGGGCGGGGACCCCGGGTATGCCCCCTCCCGGTCGCCTCGGGTGCAGTGCCGATATCCCTCCCGGAATGCAAACGTCGGAAACAGGGAAACAACGAAAGGTCGGAAAGCGAGGGAAGCGCCGATGAAGTGCGAACTCTGCGGCAAGGAATTCCAGCCATCCGGCCATGGGCGGCCTCAGAAGTACTGTTCCAAGTCCTGCCGCCAGAAAGCCGATTATCGTCGGAAAAAGAACAGGCCCGCACAGGACCGGAACAGTAAGCCGCCCGTCAAAGCCGTGGAAACGAAACAGAAGCCGGAGCAGGATCTCGACCAGCGGAGCTTCGAACGGATGATGGACGGCAGCATGCTGGACATACTGCGAGACAACCGTGACCTGCTGCTCAAGGCCATGGCCGATCCCACGACGCCGGCGAACGCGCTGCCCGCGATCAGCCGCCAGCTCATCGACGTATGCGAACGCATCGAAGCGCTCCAAGGCGGCGGTCTGACCGACCTGCTGGACGATGAGGAAGACGAGGTGACGGACGATGTCGGAGCGTCGATTGTCTGAAATCGCCAAGGTCCTCCGCCAGCCGGAAGGCATCGTCGGCAGCGAGTTCACTCGAATCAACAAAGCCGCGCGCAAGGCTGGCATCCGTTTCGACTTGTGGCAGCAGGGCTTCTTGTGGCTTCTGTTCGCCAAGAACGCGGAAGGCAAGTATGCGTGTGGCGCGGACGGCGCCGTGCTGTCCAGCTGCAGGCAAATCGGCAAGACCTTCACCGTCGGCACCGCGTTGTTCCTCAAGGCGATACTCACGCCGAACCTGAAAGCCATCTGGACCGCCCACCATACGCGCACCAGCGACGAGACATTCGCGGACATGTGCGAGATGGAGCACAATCCAGTGCTCGGCCGGTACGTGGAACGCATCCGCAGAGCAAACGGCCAACAGGAGATCACGTTCACGTCCGGCAGCCGCATCATGTTCGGCGCCCGCGAAAACGGCTTCGGCCGAGGATTGCACAGCGTGGACGTGGCCGTGTTCGACGAAGCGCAGATCCTCACAGTGCGCGCGATGGACAACATGATTCCGGTTTTGAACACGAGTCCTAACCCCCTGGTCGTGTATATGGGCAATCCACCCAAGCCGGGAGACCAGTGCGAGGCGTTCACGGAGAAGCGCATGCACGCGTTGAACCATGACGGGAACCTCCTCTACGTGGAGCTCGCCGCCGACAAGGATGCGGATCCGGACGACCGCGAACAGTGGGCTAAAGCGAATCCCAGCTATCCGAAACGTACAAGCGAACAGGCAATCATGCGCATGCGCAACAACCTGTCGGAAGATTCATTCCGTCGCGAGGCGCTTGGCATATGGGATGAGACCGCCACCGCGTACGCCATCAGCCCGGACCTGTGGCAGGCCGCGGCCGTCGACGACGTGCCTGATGGGGGAACCGTGAGCTTCGGCATCGACATGCCTCCGGACAGGAGCGTGCTGACCATCGGAGCCGCGCTACGGTACGCGGACGGTTCGGCCGTCATCCAGATGGCGAACATCAAGGACGCGCGGCAGGCGGGAACCATGTGGGCCGTGGACTGGCTCGCCGAACATTGGCCGAAGACCGCCAGCGTGGTCATCGACGCGCAGTCGCCCGCTATGAGCCTGCTGCCCGAACTGAAGAAGGCGCATGTGAGGGTCACGGTGACGAACATGCAGGAGATGGGCCGCGCGTGCGGACGCTTCCTCGACATGCTCAAGGCCGGAACGCTCAAGCATCCACGGGACGAATACCAGCCGCAGCTGGCCGCAGCCGTCAAGGGCGCCACCACGCGGCCTCTTGGACAGTCCGGCGCGATCGCCTGGAACAAACTCGGCAGCGATGTCGACATCACGCCGCTCGTGTCCACCACTCTCGCCCTGTATGGGGCGTTCACGACGAAACGACATCCGGGAAGACGACAGGAGGTGATGTTCTGATGGTGTTCTACATGGCCGACGGCACAACGGTAAGTGTCGCTCCGAAATTCACCGGCAGCAGCTACCTCGACACCGCAAGCGGAAACGTCGGCACCATCCTCGGCGTCGACGACGAGGACATGCCCATCATCCACGAACTGTTGCGCGTGTGGCGTGAGAAATACCCACGCAATCTGATCCGCGGAGCCTACTACGACTGCAAGGAACGATTCAAAGACTTCGGAATCTCCATCCCCGACCAGATCAAAAACAAGGTCGAGGCGATGATCGGATGGCCCGAACTGGCCGTCCGATCATTGAGCGACCTGAGCGACCTGGAAGGGTTCAGCGTATCCGGCGACGACACGATGGGCGTCAACGACCTGTTCGAGGACAACCAATTGGACGTGGCCACGTCAGAACTGATCGTATCCGCTTACAAGCACTCATGCAGCTTCCTGACCATCGCCGCAGACCCGGAGAATCCGGACCGGATCAGCATGATCCCACGCTCCGCCGACTGGTCCGCTGGAATCTGGGACCGACGCAACCACCGTCTGGCCGCGGCATTGACCATCACCGAGGACGACAAGGACGGACGAATCTGCGCGTTCAACGTGTGGCTCCCCGGCAAGGTCTACGAATGCTCCGGCCACCTGACCCCATGGCGGGCGGAGAAAATCGAAACGAACTTCGACCAGCCGACTGCCGTCGCGCTCGCCTACGACAGGCAGATGGACCGGCCATTCGGCCACAGCCGCATCAGCCGTTCGCTCATGAGCCTCGTCGACGCCGGATTCCGCACCGTGGTCCGCATGGAGGCGTCGGCCGAATTCTATTCCGTTCCGAAACTCTGGTTCATCGGAGCGAACAGGGACGCGTTCAGCAGCAACACATGGACGAGTCTCATCCAGGCGATCAACGCGATCACCGCGGACGAGAACGGAGAGCTTCCCCAACTGCATCAGGTGCAGCAGGCGTCCATGACGCCCCATTCGGACATGCTCAAGACCTTGGCCATGCTCGTCGCCTCGCAGACCCGAGTGCCGGTCGACTATCTGGGCATCACGTTGGACAATCCGACCAGCGCCGAGGCCATGGCATCCGCCGAACGACGGTTGACGCGCATCGCCGACAAGCAGAACGTGGCCTTCGGACGGGAACTCAAACGGGCCATGGGCATCGCCGTGGCATTGCGCGAAGGCGCGAACACGATACCCGACTCCATGCGCGACGTGCATCCGGTATGGGCGCCCACAAGGGAAATCTCCGACGCGGCGCGCGCCGACGCGTTCACGAAGATCGCCGACAAGATCACCGGCTACGCCGACTCCGATGTCGGACTCGAACGTCTCGGCCTGACCCGCGAGGAAATCACCCGCCTACGCGCCGACCAGCAACGGCAGAAATCGGAACAACGCATCGACCAGCTCATGGACAGAAGCGCGGCGTCCTCGGAGGTGACGGATGGATCTGAACAATCTGGATCTGCCGGAACCGGCGAAAGCGCAGCTTCGTCAGAAACTGGAGAAACTGCATAGGGATTACGAGACTGATCTTGAGAATCTGACAGACGACGCCACCGACGCGATGGAATCCGCGAAACCGTTGGAACGACAAGACATAGTGCTCAGGTACACCCGCGATGCGTCCGAACGATCACGCAGGTACTACACTGACACCAGGAACCTGTGGCAGAAATACGCCGGCATCAAAATGCCGCCCTACGTCTCATCTACTTGCGACGAATATGAAGTGCTATACCGTCAGGTAGGCGGTTTCACTGGAACCGATTGGAATGGGCATAACTACACTAATTTGAAGCATGGCAACGCCAACGGGCTGACTGTTGAAGACCTTTGGCCCGACCTGAAGACGGTGGACGACTGGCAGCAGTTCATTGCCGACATGATGAGCAGGTCTGTACGATTGACCACGCAGAACAACCGCGACGCCGACGAGACGCATCCTGGATGGGCACGCGTCCCACGAGGCTCCAATCCTTGTGCATTTTGCGTGATGCTCGCCAGCCGAGGATTCGCATACACCAGTGAGGAAAGCGCGGACTTCGGCGGCTCTTTCCATAACGGCAAATGCCGTTGCATTCCCGTGTGCAGCTGGGGCAAGGACAAGATCTTCGGCTATGACCAAGCGAAGTATAAAGCCATGTACGATCAGGCCGTGCAAGCCATCAACGGCAACGCATTGGGAAAGAATTGGAAGTCCTCCGCCGAGGAAGCCGGAATCAAGTTGGATTCGGCCGACGCGAATGCCGTCACATTCGTTATGCGTCATAAGTTCCCTAAGCAATTGAGCGACGGGATCATGCCGAAGAAACGTGCGTCTTTCAAAGTCGAACATGATTTCACCGGCATGCGCGACGAGAAATCATTAAGCAAGAAAGGATGGGATGGAAGGCAGAAGGCGCTTGGCGTCCCAGTAGACGCAGACGTCCTTGAGATGCATGAAATCGTGTTCCTGGAACATTTCAAGTCACTCGGACAGCATTACGAATGGATTCCACGCGATACTTTGGGGCACAAATCGACGAATGACTTGAAATGGATTGAGCAAGACCTTGAGTGCGAGGTTAAGTCATCTCGGCAAAAACGCCCAGACTACGGATCCATTTCGAAGAACATCTCAAAAGCGGTATCCAAAGCCGAGCAGCATGGTGTCGTGAAGGATGCATTCATTGTGGATCTCACTGGATACTCGGCTCCGGAGAAACTGGTGACGCAACTTTCCCGCTATAACGCGCTGCATAAGAAAAACAAGATCAGACGTTTGTTCCTATTGGACAACAACGGGATGAGAGAAATCGAGCTGCAATAAAAACCCGGAGGCACTCCCGCACGAATAGGCTATTATTTCAAGTCTGCACGGGACCTCCGGTACTTCTATTTTACCAAAAACCATTGATTTCGGTGGATTGCCAGAGCAGACGAATGGACCCGACTGTAACTCGGGCGCTTCACAGCCGCGCAGGTGCGAATCCTGCATCCACCACTCGGCCAGCCATTCAGGTTGGCGGCGACCATGCGCCGTATCGCGTGGGAGGACCATACAGCGCACCGTGGCGCGGTCGAACTCGAATCCACGGGAAACAGCAAAGGAGAGCAGCATGTCCATCAGATTCCGATTCCCGGCACACATCCGTCTCATCGACGGCGGTGGCGACGAGGGCGGTTCCAATGACGGTGGCGACGGCGGTGAGCCGAGGTCGTTCACCCAGGAACAGGTCGACCAGATCGTCGAGAAGCGACTGGCCAAGGAGCGCGGCAAGTACAAGGACTACGACGAGCTCAAGTCCAAGGCCATGAAACTCGACGAGATGGAGAACGCCGGAAAGAGCGAAATCGACAAACTCAAGGACTCGAACGCGGCGCTGCGCAAGCAGATCGACGACGCCGCGGCCGAGAAGCAGCACGCGGAATGGGTGTCCGAAGTCGCCAAAGACAAGGACGTTCCGGCCGAACTGCTGCGCGGCGGAACCAAGGAGGAACTCGAGGCGCATGCGGACCTCCTGCACGCGGCGCTGCATCCGGCATCCAAGCCGCCTCAGGTGAGGAACCAGACGGGCTCTCCATCGCACCAGAACAACAACAAGGACGCCGAAGAGCTCTCGTACATCCACCAGCTCCTAGGCGAATAACCCAACCATCCGAAAGGACAAGTCATCATGGCGATGAAAACAGACCAGATCAAGCTCCCCGTGAGCGTGGCCACCGAAATCGTGAACAAGGCCAAGGACACCAGCACCATCGCGTCCCTGAGCCCCAGCACGCCACAGATCTTCTCCGACGCCGACTACCTCGTGTTCAACGGCAAGAGCGAAGCCGAGGTAGTGGCCGAAGGCGCGGTCAAGAGCAGCTACGAGCAGACCGTGGACTCCGTCGTGGCGAAGCGCTTCAAGGTGCAGACCACCACCCGCGTCACCAGCGAACTCCAGTGGGCCGACGAGGACAACCAGCTGCAGATCATCCGCAGCATCCAGGCCGATCAGGCAGCCGCACTGGGCCGCGCCCTCGACTACGTGATCTACCATGCGATCAACCCCAAGACCGGTGAGGCGCTCTCCGGATTCGACCCATTGAGCACGTCCGCCGTGCAGGTGATCGCCACCGAGGATGAGATCGGCAACGTGGACGCTTTGGCCGACGCGCTGAACGACTCCTACGACATCAACGGTGTCGCCCTGTCCAAGACCTGGGCGTCCCGCCTGCGCAAGCTGCGCGTCCCCTCCACCGGCATGCGCTTCTACCCGGAGATCCCGCTGAACCTGCAGGCCGGCAGCCTGGACGGCATCACCGCCGCGACCTCCGGAACCGTCAACGGCCGACTGGCCAAGACCCCGACGAAGGTGCTCGCGTTCATGGGAGATTTCAGCCTCATCAAATGGGGCATGGTCCGCGATCTGACCAGCGAGATCATCGCCTACGGCGATCCGGACCAGACCGGCGTGGACCTGAAGGCCCATAACCAGATCGCATACCGCACCGAGGCGATGTACGCGTTCGCGATCATCGATCCGAAGGCGTTCGCCGTACTCAAGGCCACGGAATGAGGTGAACGATGAGTTTCCCCATCCAGACCCTTGTGGTCAATCCGTCAGGTAAGAAGAAGCATACGATCGGACCGTTGGACGCGCAGGTGAGCCTTGTCAACAAGGATGGCACGGACTTCTCCGCCGGATCCAGCGCCTACGAGCTGCCGGCGGCCGGCGAGGACACCCTCGGCGGCATTAAGCAGTACGCGCCCGAACAAGCGATCGGCAACGTCGACAGCAACATCGCCGAGGCCGCGGCGGACACTCCGACCAAGGACGAATTCGACAAACTCGTCACCGCGTTCAACACGTTGGCGAAACAGTTCGACGACATCATCGCCGGCCTCGTATCCGCCGGGGCGGTCAAACTGCCGGACAAGAAGTGACCATGACGGACGAACCCGACATGTTCGCCACCTCCGACGATCTCGAACGGAGATGGCACAAGCTCACCGACGAGGAACGCGAGAAAGCCGACACGCATCTCGCGGACGTGACCGACTACATCAAGGAACGCTCCCCGAACTGGCGGCGGCTCCTCGACGAACGGCCACGACTGTTGACGAAGATCACCTGCGACATCGTCCGCAGGATCATGCAGGCCGACCCGTACGACATTCCCGGCGGCATCACGCAGATGAACCAGACCACCGGCAGCTTCAGCGAACAATACAGTTTCGGAGCGCCCACCGGCGACCTCTGGCTGCGCGACGACGAGAAACGCATCCTCGGCATCAACGCGCAACGCGCGTTCAGCGTCGACATGGCAACGGGGGAGACGTCCTAGTGGAAACCATCGAAATCTGGCGCGGCCAGCCCACCACCGACACGGACGGCAACCCCATCCAAGGCAAGCCAGCCCGCGTCGGCGCATTCCAGGCCTTGGTCGCCCCGACCTCCACCATCGACCAGGTTGAGGAGAACGCCAGTCCACGGACCATCGAATACACGATCCACATCCGCGGTAGCCAACCATCCGGCATCCAAGCCACCGACCTGATCAAAGTCAGAGGCATCCTCCTGCCCGTCAAAGGAAAACCGCAAGTGTGGAACAACCTCCACGGACGCCACATCGGCGACGTCATCACCGTGGGCGAACGGGAAGGATAAGCATGGCCAAACGATGCAGATTCGTATTCAACCGCAAGGCGTTCAGCCAACAGGTCCTCAAAAACGAGACATTGCGCTCGCGCATGAGGGACGCGGCCGAAGCCGCCGTAGAGGATGACCGTTGCATGGTCCGCGACCATGACGGCAAGAACCGCAGCGGCGTGGCGATCATCTGCCCGGCACCGGTGGAGAAGGCGCACGGCACGCTAGAGGACACGCTCGGAAGGATGCGCGTATGAGCATCCCCATCACCCCACGGCGCACGGAGCCGCTGCTCCTGCCCAGGCTGCGGGAGCTGTTCCCGGACGTGACGTTCGACACCATCGAACGAGCCGACCTCGAACCGCCCTTCACCGAAGCCACTCTGGCCGACTCCATGCAAGGCATGAGCACTCCAATCTCGCAGTACGTGCGGCTGCGGCTGAGCGTGCGATGCATGAGAGAGGACCATACGGGCGACTGGGACAAG